CGTCTGTTATTTCTTTGAGAGTTCTAACAACTTCTGTGCCAGAGGTACCAACAGCTTGGCCCAATTGTTGAGTACCTTTAATAATGGTACCAAACTGTGCAGCCCTATTTAAAGCTGTAAAAGCAGCTGAAATAGCAAAAACGTTAGCAGCGGCTGCCGCATAAACCCCAACAAGACCTCCTAGACCGTTTGCCTGAGCAGCAAAAGATCTACCAGAAGAAGCAGATGCTTGTCCTAATCTAGTTTGGTTTTTTCCTACTCTTTGAGAAGCAGCGCCGATCTTGTCAAGATCTTTTGCAGCTTTATCCGCGCCTGAAGTTTTTGCTTGAAGTTCTACGATAGTCTTTTTTGCCAATTATCTTCCTCTCTTAGCCTTTGACAAGGACTCTTGCTCTTTGCGTTTCTGTGCGTAGTACTTTCCTAATTCTTCTTCACACACTTTAAGTAATTCAAATACGTCACGCTTATTAGTAATTTCATAGATGTTTATAATATCTTGTAAACCGCTATAGTCTTTTCCAAGCCAAACACCATTCATACCGTCCCAGTTGTCAGGTAGAGCGTTTAATAAAACAAGAGCTTGCTGAGCTTCTAGAGAGAAAGTAGAAGGATCTTTTGGGATATCTTCTTCTTTTGGTTCTACCCCCATCTGTTCACATATTAGAAAGTATTGATCTATGTCAATGCCTCCACCGTGTAAAGCAGTCTGAAGGTAGTCTCTTAGTTTTTTACGTCTGCTTCAGCTTTCTTTTTAGAGAATTGCTCAAAGTCATTCATAGTATCAGTGATGAATTGGTCAAAAACAGTTGAGTTTTTCAAAAGTTCTGTTGCATCTTCATTAGAGTACTCAATATCGTCTTCCCCGTCAATTCCTGAAATGTCAACAGGCATTAATGCAGGCATGTGCTTAACTCTAAGCCCTTTCCACCCAAGGATAGCTTTCTCAGCGTAATTTTCAAGAAATCGATCATTATCAATTTCTTCTTCACGTTGACGAGTACGTTTATTAAACTTATATGTTAAGCTAGAGTTGCGAATTTTCATCAAATCTTCGCGGGTAAGGTATTTAAGATTAATCTCAAAACCATCAACATCTGGATACTCTACCCAGACGGAAGATTGTTCTGCGATAAGATTTTTAATTTTACTCATGATTTTCCCTCATAAAATACGAGTGTCCACCACATATCTGCTTTACAAGGGTGAGGGGAAGCCCTGAATCGCAAGTGGTGAACACTCTCCTGGTTATTAAGTTGTTAATGTTCCCCCTCAGAAACAATAATTAGATAGTCTTTTTACTTTTTAGCAAAAAGGGTAACTTCTCCCCCATCACCTTTAGTAGCTGAAGGCTCCTGGCCAACAAAGTTAACGCTCATTGAAATAACGTCCTCTGTTGCAACCTGCGGGAATTCAAACTGACAAGCATCAAGCTGGAAGGCCACGTAAGGAGCAGTTGTACCACCGATAATAAGGTTAGCGTTAGAAGTTTGTGCAGAGTTGGTCCTAGAGTCCTCAGTAATATTACGAAGGAAACCAGCTGATTCAAGATCACCAGTACGAAGGTACATAGTAGCTGATCCGGTTACTGCACGAGTTCCAGAGAACTGACCAATCGGCTCGTTAAGAGTAGAAAGTTCTTCTGGAGTCAAATAGGTAATGTTGTTATTATAGTCAAAGCTTAATGCTGTAACAGGGAATGTAAACTTCTCATCAGAACCAGAAGCTGTTGCTTTGTGATGGAACTCAATCGCACTAAGACGATTTTTAATAAATGAATTAGTAGCGACAGATCCAGCAACATTCATCAGATTAAATGGGTGGTAAGAAGATGCGGCGGATAAAGCATGAGCATTTGAGTTAGCAATAACAGCTGCTCCACCTGCATTCTTAATTCCTCCAAACACTGCAACAGCGTTATCGCGAGGAGTACCAGTAATTTCTTTCAGAGTGGTACCAAAACCAGCCCATGTTGTAGTTGCAATTTCTTCAATACCTGCATCAACAGTTGCCTGATTGACTGTAGCGTTAGAAACCTGATAAATAACATTATCAAGTTTAAAGTATAAGTGGTTCTCAGTTGCTGTTGAGAAGTTCGAGCGAGTAGAGTGAGAACCTCCAGCAGCTGCAACGGTTGTAGTTCTCAGCTTACCTGCTCTTTCAGCGGCTACGGAAGCACCACTACTCTCCCAGACAGATTGTTCAGCTGTTGCACCCGAAGATACCTTTGTATTAGATACCATTGATTGCCACATAAACCAGTCAGCAATAGGTTTCACGTTTCCTGAGTTATTAGTTCCTGCACCAGTGCCAAGGGCAGTAGCACCAAGTTCTGCACCAGTAGGACGAAGGTAGACCTGGAAGTTCCAGTCAACCGGATTAATAGCAGTATTAAAACGCTGCTGCGAGCGGTCTGGTGAAGTACCAGATTCAAGTGAAGTGATGTCCTGTGTTGCAGACGACGACGTAACTGCGAATCCTGCCAATACTTCAAGTTTCCAAGTATTAGAAGGAGTCATAGCAGTCACAGCTGCACCATTAATTAAATCAATGGTTGAAAAGAACACTTCAGAGTTTCTTTGTAGATTAAGAGACGCCATATTTTTTTCTCCTTAGTTTTCAAGCCTATAGGCTATTTGTAATGTTACCTCAGCGAGCCCATAAGGTTCAACTAATCCCTCATCTACAGTGATGCTGTCTATAATTATATCCTGCACACCTTTATCGGGGTTGTCGCCTATTGAGTAGATGACATGCTCTATATCTTGAACTAGATCATCTGCGAGGCTTTGGGAATTATCTTCTCCATAAACGTATGCTCTTATAGTAACGTCTAATGTCGCTAACGTCAAATTTAAAGATTGAAAATCTCGAATTTCGGTACCAGCAGCTAAATAAATCGCTGGGAAGTCATTTACCTCATCTAAAAACTTTGTTCCTCTAAATACGTTATTAAAGAGATTTGTTTGATATTCATAGGTAGGTAGAAACGTTGAAGTATCTCCGTTGATTTTTTTCAACTCAGGTATTAGTATATCATCTATAATTTCTGATCTTCTGTTGAATGTTGTCATTGTCTTACTAACTTAAATGTTTTTGCAAATTGTTGTTGAACGACTTTCCTAATACCACCTTCAATAAGATCCCTAGGATTTCTAGAAGTGGATTCATGAACACGATAAATTGGGTCGTATGTATATCGTATTCTATCATTTTTCGCGTCAATCGTTAATATTTGGAAAGACTGTGCAAATCTACCACTTCGATAAGTTAAAACATTATCTACAGGAGGAGGAGTTCTTTTAGTGACACCTTTAGGCATTCTTTGTACAAAAGCTTTACGAGCTAATTCAGTAATTTGTGCTACACTCACTATCTGTTGCTGAGGAGATTTTCCCGAACTTCTTTTTTTAGATGCATTTACAGTAGCAGAAACTCTACCAGGTTTTGATGTATCAATCTGTTGTCTAAAAATAAACTCTTTACCGCCAGATTTTGGATCAAACTGTCCAGCTAAAATAATTAACTCTGCGAATGCGTTTACTAGTTGAAACCTACTTTGTGTCCTAGCTTTTTGAATTGCTTTACCGCCAAGTTTTGGGTCTAAGTAGAAATTTAAGAAGTTTTGTGAAAAGTTTTTATTTAACTGGCGAGTTGCCTGTGTTGAAATATCTATTGCCTGAGACTCAATAAATTTGACACCTGCTGAATTAAGTCTGAATGAAATACTTGACCCTCGTAACTCAGGAGCAAGAAATCTTTTTTGATTAGCAGGGTTTCTTAAGTTTAATTTCTTAGCGGCCCCAGGAACAACAGATATGATAGGTTTAGAAGCAACTCCCCCTTTTTCATCAACATAACTGATAAGTAAGACATTACCTATTTTTTCTTCAATCTGAGCTAAGACTCTATCTTTAAACTTTTTAGGAGCTTGATTATTAAACCAATCTAAAATAGCAGAAGAAGTGTATTTACTTGCACCAATCTTTTTTAGTGCGTTTTCAAGAGACTTAATTTCATCAGCAAATTGTTTACCTCCAATTTGAGTTAAAGTTTCTTTTCCCTTTTTTGTAGTAGCAGTCTGTTTTAATTCAAGTGCAATACGTTCTTGTTTCTGGTTTCCTGCTCCAGGCTGTCCTACAAACTGTTTTGCCACTCCTGGCCCGACTAATCGAACTAAATCTTCTTTAGTAATTTCGATATCAGGAACTGATCCCGGAGCTGTGTAGGCATTTCTTGCTGCTCCTTTTGGGTCACCGAGAAAACCCTCAAACGCAGGTAGGCCAAAACGTGAGCCTTCGCCTGAAAGAAAATTAGACAACAACTGAAGGTCAAGTATCTTTTTCCTGATTTCTAGATCAGGCTTTGCTCTACCTTTTTTTACTCTGTTAATCGCAACTAAAAATTCTTTAGGAGGTTTACCATCAAAAAGAAGATTAAAATTTAGCTTCATTCAATAATCCTATATAAATCTAATATTCTACGAATGTGTGGCGGAAAGTTCCCTGCGAGTGGATACTTATCCCCACGTTCTCCTTCAAATGAAAACCCTCGTTTTTCTTGATCTTGTTTGTATATGAGTTTAATTACATCAAGAGTTGCCATTTGAAGATCATAAGGAACATCCCCTGTTTCATAACCACCACGATACTCAACCCGCACCCCAGAAGGGAAAGGAGGGAAGGATGGAGGACCAGACAGAGTAAGAGCGGGATACTGATTTCTTATAGTGGGATAAGTACCTCT